GAAACAACTACAATTAATATCCTACTAAATTCAGGCGGAGGTGATGTTGTAGAAACGCTTGGTATTATTGATTATATCAGAGGAAACAAAGATATGAAATTCAATATTATTTGTAGGGGTATTGCAATGTCAGCAGCGGCTCTTTTACTCGCAGCAGGTACTGGGGTTAGAGCAGCATCAAAGCATTCAAAGATTATGGTTCACCAATTATCTACTTTTGCAGCAGGTAAATTAAGTGATGTAAAATCAAATGCCAAATTCGCTGATAGGTTAGAAGAAGAGTGTAATAGTATGATGGCTGAATTTACAAAGAAGTCAAAAGATTGGTGGCAATCAAATCAGCAAAGTGATTTATTCTTATCCGCAGAAGAAGCATTGGAGTTAGGAATTATTGATAAAATTATTTAATTATGTATTTTGATTTTTTCTCACCAGAAGAACTACTGGAGAATTACAAAAAGTTCAGAAAATTTATTAATCAGGAATTTAGTGGTGAACGATTGGATGCCCTAAATAAAATGTATGACCACTTTGAAGAGAGGATTATTTATACACCCGCTTCATCGTTTGAACATTTTCATAATGCTTTTCCCGGCGGATATATTGACCATATAATGAGGGTAACTCGTAATGCATTAAAGGTATTTGAACTTTGGAAAGAGTTAGATATGATTACCAATGATATTACAAGAGAATCGGTTGTATTTGCAGCCCTTCATCACGATTTAGGTAAGGTAGGTTCAGTTGAAGATGATTGGTATAAAAAGAATGATTCGGAATGGCATGTAAAGAATCAGGGTAAGATTTATAAATCAAACCCAAACCTACATTGGATGGAGATTCACGACCGTACATTCTTTCTACTAAATCACTTTGGTGTTAAATGTTCAGAAGAAGAGTATCTTGCTATCCGATTAACGGATGGTTTATATGATACATCCACCGAAAGTTATTATAAAAGTTTTCAGCCTGAAAATCAACTAAAAACATTTTTACCACATATTTTACATCAAGCCGATTTTATGGCTTCAAAGTATGAGTATAATCGTTGGGTGGTTGAAGGTAAAAAGTTAAAAGGTACGAGAGGAACTCTTAATACAAACGGAAAACCGAATGGGTTATCTAAATTTGAAAAGATAGTATCTCAAAAATCTGAAGATGATAAACCAAAGGTTGATATGGTGTTTGATGCGTTTAAAGATATAATGGAGGATTAATATGGTAACGCTTTTGGTGATATTGTTTTTAACGGATGTGGTTTTAGGTTTCTTTGTATGGAATCTACTACGAAAATTAGAAGCAGTTGAAGATAGTTTGGATGAGTTAGAAAAAGAATATACTCAGGCCGATACAATTTTGGATTCAATGCAAGAAAGGATTCAAAATGCAATGGATAAAATGAAATCAATAGATAGAATTGGTTCGTTTGAAGCCGATGATGAGACTGGTTATGTATTTAGAGAAATGTATAGTATTATAGAAGAATTGGACGGGTATTATGGGAAGAAAAGCGAAATCACCGAAGAGCAATAGGTATTTTACGAATATAACTGAAATAGCTATAAACGCATATAATAATTTGGATGATGTTGATAAAAAAAATCGTATCTACAATAGATTTATAGAATATCCGTTTGATAAGCTTGCGGAGAATGTAATACATACTTACAAAACCTACTACTTTGATGATTCATATGAGGATGTAAAAGCCTCTGTGGTTGCGTTTCTAAATGAAAAGATGCATAAATTTAAGGGAGATAAAGGAAAAGCATTTTCTTATTTCACTGTAATTGCAAGAAACTTTTTATTCAATGAAAATAACGCAAACTATGCGAAGATGAAAGCTCAAGAAAATTTAGATGCTGTAGATATTGGTAGAAATGTTCCCAATGAAGTTGCAGAATATGAAGCAATAGAAGAAAAATCTGATTTTATGGATTACTTTGTGGATTATATAGATTTAAATCTAAATAAACTTTTTGTAAAAGAAAGGGATAGGAGAATAGCGGATTCAGTAAACGAACTATTCCGTACCAGGAAAGATTTATATTCTTATAATAAAAAGGCACTTTATATACTTATTAGAGATAGGACAGGAGTAAATACGCAGTATATTACAAGGGTTATAGGAAAAATGAAAATAATATTTGTGGAATTAAATTCTGAATATACCAAAAATGGTATTCTAAAATTAAACCACAATATAGAAAGGTATTATGAAGAAGGATGATGATATATTTAAAGGGACGACATTTTCATCGTTATTAAAAGATGTATATGATAACTCCCGTAAAAAAGATAGACAGATAAAATTACTGATTGCTCAATTAGAACCATTGGTTAAAAATCTAAATGATGCATCAGTAGTAGTTCCGTTGATTAAGGAATACTTAGAGGTATCAGTAAAGAATGATGACCAATTAGTAAGGTTGGCTGCGATTGCACAAAAACTATTGGATAAGGGTGGTTCTGATGATGGGTTACTACTATCAGAAGAAGAAAAGAAACAGTTGTTAGAAGCTAGTAGGGATGTAGATGAAAAATTAGAATCCCTAAAAAAAGATGAGGATGAATAATGCTTGGCGAAGTAGTTGAAGTATTTTTAAAGGATGGTAATCCAGATGATATTTATAAAATAAGCGTTTTAGTTAAACGTGATGATAGTACAACTTCATCTGAATTTGCTTATCCACTAAACCCTTATATTAAATCAATACCCACTATAGGTGAACAGGTTTATTTAATTAGTGCTTTAAGTTCTAGATCTAACCCTTTTGCGGGTGGTTTTTCATTTTACTATATATCACCCACCTTTTTACAAAGGTCGTTAAATAACAATCCCTTACCAAAAGTGATTAAAAATGGGGTAGTATTATTTGACATCAGCTCATACGAAGAACCAATATCAAACACATCCGGTGTTAATGATGATACAAAAGATTTTGGTAAAGGATTTTCAGAAGTAAATAATTTATCGCAATTACAACCTTATATTGGTGATACCATATTTGAAGGTAGGTTTGGACAATCAATAAGATTTGGTTATACGCCAAAAAACAGTGAGGCTCAAAGATCACCATCATGGAATTCGTCTGTTTCTGGTGCACCAATTACAATTATAAGAAATACTCAAAACGATACTAATAAAAAGGGGTACGATAAATTTGTTGTTGAGAATATAAACAAAGATGATTCATCTATATGGATGACTACAAAACAAAAGGTAGCAACTAAATTAGCGAGTACATCTGTAGTAAAAAATACATCTGAATATAAAAACCCACAAGTTATTATTAATTCTGATAGGTTAATATTTAATAGTAAATCTGATAATATTATACTATCATCTAAAAAGGATGTAGCTATATCTACATTGAAATATACAACTACAATTAATTTAATTATATCTGCTATAGAAACATTAGCAAGGGGTGGATTTCCAACGGCAACAGGAGGAACAACCTTACCACACCCACAACTTGCTAATATACTATTGAAGCTTAAAAAAGGTATTGGTTAATTATTATAAAACATTATATTTATTACTATGGATACAAAAAAACTAATTCAAGCTATTAAAATATTGGTTGAAAGCGAGGTTAAGAAAAGATTCGCTGAAGAAAAAAAGATTTTAAAACAATCTATTATAAAAGAATTGAAACAACAACCAATAAGACAAACCACCCCATTGGTGGAAAAAGACCCATTAGATGTAGACCATTTGTTTGAAACAAAAAAACCACAAACACAAAAAAAGTTATTTAATAACAACTCACCAATATCATCAATATTGAATGAAACATTCCAAAGTGGTGAGTGGAGGGATATAGGTGGTGGAAGGTCATTTACATCTGATATGGCACAATCATTTGGTTCTATGAAAAAAATGGGTTCTATGGAAGAATCGGTTGTGCAAGATTCGGAAGGTAGAGCGGTATCAATGAATACATTAGCCCAAACTGAAGCAGGTGCTGCAGTAGTGGATGCACTTACAAAAGATTATTCAGCTTTAATGCAGGCAATGAATAATAAAAAGAAAAGGTAATGAGTGGCACGACGATTACAATATAGAATTAATCCAATTGATTTAAAACCAAATAAAGCTGTTGGTGTGATGTTACCATTGGGTGGTAACCCAATGTTCAAATTAAGTTACACAACTGAACAACAAGCCATATCCAATTTAAAAAATCTACTCTTAACCACAAAAGGTGAAAGGCCATTCCAACCACTTTTTGGTGTGGATATTTATTCATTATTGTTTGAAAATATCCAATCTGATTTAGATTCATCATTAGAGGACTCTTTGACAAACGATATTAATTTTTGGCTTCCATATATTTTATTGGATAGTGCTGATGTTAATAGTGAGCCCGATTCTAATAAAGTTAGTATAAAAATAAAATTTAGAGTTACATCACAGGGTGCCAATCAAACCATAGTTTTAGAAGTTGATAATCAGGGTGGATTATCCATAGCTTAGGAGTAATAAATGTTAAATGATTCACAAAAAGAAGTTAGTTTAATTGGTAGGGATTTTTCCGCGTTTAGAAAAAATTTAGTAGATTTTGCTAAACAGTATTATCCAAACACTTATAATGATTTTAACGAATCATCTCCTGGAATGATGTTTATGGAAATGGCATCGTATGTTGGTGATGTTCTATCATATTATACGGATGTTCAATTAAGAGAATCAATTATTACTCAAGTAAAAGAAAATGGAAACTTATTTCAGTTAGCCCAATCGATGGGATATAAACCAAAATTTTATTCACCCGCTACAACAAATTTAATTGTTTATCAGTTAGTTCCTGCCATTGGGAATGGTAATAATGTTAGACCTGATTTAGATTATGCCTTAAAAATTAAAGAGGGGATGCAGGTATCATCAACTCAAAATCCAAATGTGGTGTTTTCTACAACTAGAAAAATTGATTTTGCATATTCATCATCTTTTGACCCAACTGAAATATCGGTTTATCAAATAAACGAAATTACCGATGAGCCTGTTTTTTATTTATTTAAAAAAAGTGTTCCTGTAGTTAGTGGTGAAGATAAAATAGCCACATTTACATTTGGTTCGCCAAAACCATATGATAAAATTAAAATTATTGATGATGGTATTATTGATGTTATTAAAATTGTTGATGATGATGGTGATATTTGGACAAAAGTAGATTATTTAGCTCAAGAAACTGTATTTGAGCAAGTTCCAAATACAACCGATTATACACTTAGTTTAAATCAATATGGGTCGGAAACTCCATATTTATTAAAGCTTAAAAAAGTACCTAAAAGATATATAACTAGAGTGGAAGAAAATGGTTCTATAGTAGTACAATTTGGGCCGGGAGTATCATCAAATGCAGATGAAGAGTTATTACCAAATCCCGGAAATGTTGGTTCTAATTTATATAAAGCAACTGGAAACATAACGCAAAATTTAGACCCATCAAATTTTTTATATACAAAAACATATGGTGCTGCACCATCAAATACAACCTTAACTGTAACCGCTAGAGTTGGGCAGGGTGTAATTGATAATGTTGTATCCAAAGATTTAACCACAATTGTAAACATTGAAATTGAAAATGAAATTACACCAGCAAACACACAACAATTTAATACAATCAGAAATTCGGTTGCGGTTACAAACGAAGAACCCGCATCTGGTGGTAAATCAAATGATGATATGGATGAAATTAGAAATAATGCGATGGCATTTTTCGCTGCACAAAGTAGAGCCGTTACTGCTGAAGATTATGTTGTAAGAGCATATGCTATGCCACCACAATTTGGTGCAGTAGCAAAAGCATATGTAGCTCCTGATTATCAAATAAGAGCTATTAGCCCGGCCGGAAGCGGTGGTTCATCGGTTGGTTCTCTTCAAGTTCCAAATCCACTTGCATTAAATTTATATGTTCTTGGTTATGATGGACAGGGTAATATAGCAAATGTGAACCCAGCCACCAAACAAAACCTTAAAAATTATATTTCATATCATAGGATGTTGACCGATGCGGTAAATATTAAAAATGCGTATATTATAAACATTGGTATTGATTTTGAAATTATTGTTTTACCAAAAAATAATTCAAACGAAGTTTTATTAGATTGTATTAATGAATTAAAATTATATTTTAGTAAAGAAAATAGTCAAATAAACGGTCCTATACTATTATCAGATTTGTATGTTTTATTAGATAGAGTTGATGGAGTTCAAACTGTTATTAGACCAAGCGTAGGTAATTTGGGTGGATTACAAATAGTTAATAAATTTGATGGTATATATTCACCACATGTATATGATATTAATAGAGCAACACGAAATGGTGTTATATATCCAGCAAAAGACCCATCTATTTTTGAGGTTAAATTTCCTGATGTAGATATTAGAGGTAGAGTTGTTCCGTTATTTTAGGAGAAATAAATGATTTATAGAATATATCCTCAAAAAGATACCACTATATATGAATATTCAGCAAGAAAATTACAAAATGTTGGAAAAGATGAAGTATTAGAGGTAGGTAAGTTCTTTGATACCGATGATACTACTCTAATAGGTAATAGTAGAATATTAATTCAATTTGATTTATCCGAAATTTCACAATTGGTTACGGCCGAAACAATATCGGGAAGTATAAAGTATTATTTAAATCTTATTTCATCGGATGAAAGAGAAATTCCATCCGATTATAATCTTTATATCTACCCCATATCTCAAAGTTGGGTAGAAGGTTTGGGTTCATTGCCCGATACACCTCATAATGAGAATGATTCAAATTGGGTTTATAGAAGTACGAATATAAGTTGGAGTGTAGCATCACCAATAAATTCGGGCTCATACTGGGCGGTTAATGAAGGTGGTGGAACTTGGTTTACATCATCCATTAATGGTATTTCATATTCGCAATCTTTTAGTAGAAATGTTTCGGACATAAACATTGAAGTAACTCAATATGTAAATGATATTCTTAGTGGTAATAGAGTAAACAATGGGTTTATCATTAAAAGGTCTAATACCGATGAAATCGGTTCAGCTAAGTTTGGCATCTCAAAATATTTTTCAACAGAAACTCATACAATTTATGTACCAACATTGGAAGTTAGGTGGGATGATTCCCAATTTCAGACAGGCTCTTTATCATCACTAACCGCAGAAAATATTGTTATATACACCAAAAATCTTAAATCTGAATATAAGCAAGATTCAAAAGATAGAATTAGAGTTTATGGTAGAGAAAGATACCCACAAAGAACATTTAGTAACAGTGGGGCACTATCAACTATAAAATACTTACCCACATCATCATATTGGTCAATTAGGGATGTTGAAACTAATTTAGAAATTATACCATTTAATACTACTTATACAAAGATAGAATGTGATTCAAACGGAAACTATTTTGATATGTGGTTTAATACATTACAGCCTGAAAGATATTATAGATTTGTGTTCAGAGTTGATTCTGATGGGCTTGAAAAATATTATGATAATGGGTATTACTTTAAATTAATTAGATAATGGAAAGAGATATAAAACGAAATAAAAAAGGAAGCATATTATCCTATGAGATTACCGATTCAACCAGTAGTTATGGTGTAATTACGTTGGATAACAATGTAAAATTATTTACATCGCAATCGTTTTATTCAAATCAAACTACAAAAATAACTGAATTGGAAATTGATGATCAAGAAATTATCGGTTATAGTTTTGATGTAATTCCCTATATAAATTAATATGTCATTAGATAGATTTATAAATTTCGATGATATTATTTCAAGTACATCTCCATTGTATGGGGAGACTTTTGAAAATTTAGGTAATTACCGATTTATATCATCATCTTTCACAGGTGTTGATTTCTTTGTTGACACACCTTCCAATATTGGAGGTATCGCGGGCCCTAGGCAAAGTTTTTTGGAATTACACATATATGATTCTGATAATAATTTATTAAAATCATCATATTTTAGAAACTTCCTAACAATATCCGGAAGTCAGATTAGTAGTGCTACAAATCCAATATTTGGATTTTCTCCTGAAAAAGATATAAGAGAACTTGGATATGATAGTGGAATATACACAATGGTGTATAACCCATTATACAATTTTGCGGGAAATCCAAATGAACCGGATTTAAAAATATCAGAAATATCTTCAGATAGAACTGAAATACGAATTAAAAATCCAAGCAATTTTAATTTAAAATTAATTAAAGATATTCAAGAATTTAAATACACTGTTCAACCTTTAAATAATTTTACAAATGGAAGTAGTAAACCCGAATTTTTATTAAATTTTGGTAATAATATTATTTCCGATATATCTTACATAAATTTTGTTGGGGAAGGAATTACACCAATTCCATTCCCAACAGGCAGTTTTAATGGTCAACATACACTATTTAAACCACCTAATTATCCACTATCACCCAGAGGTATTTTATTTAAAGAGATAGTAAGTGGTAGTGTAAATCAACAATACCCGAGTGGATCAGCAACCAGAAGATTTACTTTTTTTAAATTAGAATTAAATCAAAATAATGAACCTGAATGGGTTCAGGAAAAAGCAACGGAAGGTACTTATGCAGGCGCTCCATATTACCTTTTTAATAATGATATTATTGGAACTGAATTAAACGGTAGAAACGATAATATTCTTGTACTTTCGGGAAGTAATAGGGGCCCGAACGGCCCCGTATTTACCAACCCTCCTGCATTTATTCAACCTGAAGACGCCAGTAATCTTACAGACAACCTCGAAATAACTGTTCCACAAAGACTATTACCAGGTGCGGCATTCGATTATTATCAAAATTTTGAAATTTCTCATGAATCACGACCAAATTTTATAGTTAAGCAGTATAAAAATAGAACAAAATTAAGTAAGGATGATGACGATAATCCCACTATTGTATTTTATGTAAGTGGTTCTATATATGTTTCTGGAAGCCTAAACCCCAATATCAGTCGTCTTTTAACTACTGTAAGATATTCACAAATTTTACCAAGACCAGCTGATGGTCCAAATGGTGTGTATGAAGCACTTGGTGTTACTAATACATCAAATCCAGAAGATGTACGCAACTCAGAACTTTTTGCAGATTCAAGTGGACAATTAGTAAACTTTGCAAATGTTAGATTAAAAAATCAAAAAGGTGGTTCTTTATTAAGTGGGGTTATAACTCCTCAAGGCCGTCAAGGAATTTCGGATTTATACATTAAATTAACATTACCATTAGATGATAGTATAGATGTTGGGCAAAGTTTATCAATTGATGGTAGATTACAAAAATCATATATAGAAAAAATAGTTGCATATGATCAATTAAATCAAATTAAAAGGGTTCAATTTTTACAACCAAATTTTAACATTGATTTAGATAAATATGGTAAATCGGATGGTACTGATTTTAAATCATGGAATGATTTATTGGATGCAAATTTATCCACATCACAACAAATTATAGATAGTTATTTTAGTGGTTCTTTTGGTAATATCGAATTAAACATAGATTATTCCGATTTTAAAAATTTTGTTCATTATTCATCTGCAACCGAAAGAGTTGATAATTTCTTTAGTAAATTACAAACAATAGAGGGATATAATAGTAGAATAGTAACCCTACAACAAATTTCAGGATCACATGCATTAACGAACATATCACAAGCAATTACACGAAGAGATACTTTAATTGGTGGGTTTGATGGGTTTGAAAAATGGATGTATAACAAAGCAACAGGTTCACTATACACACATTATTCAACAACCGATAATCCAGCCACACCATATCCAA